TATTACAAGACTCTTCGGGTAATGAAGTATTAGAATTAACAAAGACTGCAAGTGCAGTTAATCACGTTAACCTTACCAATAATGCAACCAATAATAATCCAAAGATAACCGCAAAAGGTGGAGACACTAATGTCGGTTTAGAATTAGAAGCAAAAGGAACTGGTAAAATTATACTAAATAATTCACATGTTCTTAAACAAGAAACAGTAAACACGGGTTCTAATGAAGCATTGTCTTTATTACTTCCATTTACTCAAATAACAAAAGGTACTGCGGGTACATATAGTATTGCAGACGGAGTTGTTGGACAAGTTAAGTATGTAGTAAATAGTGGTGCTGGTAATGCAGTTATCACTCCCGCAAATTTTGGTGCGGGAACTACTTTAACATTACAACAGAATGAAACTGGAACATTAATTTTTGACGGAACTAACTGGCAAATACTTGCAACCTACGGTGGTGCAGTCGCATAAGGAGAATAAGAAATGACCGCAACAATAACTAGTCCTTTAAGAAGATTTATCTTAGACGAAATTAAAGGTAGAAAAGATAGTAATGGAGATAAGTTCTATGCAGCTATTGGTCGTTCACAAGAGTGGAATGCGACAGATGTATCTCCTACACCAGACGGGTCTTATCACGAAGAGAGAGATTTTAGAAACAACATGCAATCGGTTAAATTAATAACTGATGCGTCTTTTGTAGTTCCAAGATATAACTGGTCATCTGGTACATTCTATGATGCGTATGATGACCAATCAACTGGTAATTCAAATCCATACTATGTGGTCAACTCAAACCAACAAGTATACATGGTATTAAGAAAATCTATTTCTAACACTGGAGTTGCGATTGCATCTACTATAGAACCAACGGGTAATACTTCGGGTACACCTTTCAAAACATCTGACGGATATGTTTGGAAAATGATATACAGTATTAGTTCTGCAACTGCAAACAAATTTCAATCTGCAAACTTTATGCCTGTAGAGTTTATTGATAAAGATAGTGCGGGTGGAGTATCAGGTGCAAGATTGGCTGCTTTTAGTTCAAACCAAACAGAACAACTTGCAATTCAAGAGGCATCAGTACTAGGTCAAGTTGTAGGATATGCAATCGATAATCCAGGCTCTGGATATAGTTCTGCACCAACCTTAACAATCACGGGAGACGGTAGTTCTGCAATTGCAACCGCAACTATATCTGGTGGTGCAGTGGTCAAGGTTATTCCTACTGAGGACGGTTCTGGTAATTTAGTTCAGGCAAATTTTGGTTCAGGATATAACTTTGCTTCAGTTGCAGTAAGTGGTGGTTCACCAGACTCGGCTGCAATAATTAGACCTATTCTTTCAACTTCAAGACGTACTCTTGATAGTGGTGGTTTAGGTGATGACCCAGTATCAGATTTAAGAAGTAATGCATTAATGTTTAATGCAAAACCTTCGGGTGCAGAAAGAGCAGACTTTTTTATAAATCAACAATTTAGACAAGTCGGTTTACTTAAGAACCCTACAGACTCAGCAGGAGTTGCATTTACAGAAGAAACTGGTAATGCATTAAAAACTCTTAACTTTGTATCTTTAACTAAAGCATTTGAAAAAGACCAAGTAATAACTGGTGGAACATCTGGTGCAAAAGCAATTGTAGATTTTGACTCTACTGGTTCAACTGGTCTTGCTCAAGGTGCTTTGTTTATTCATCAAACTGATAGTAATGGATTTACATCTTTTACTACGGGAGAAACAATTACTGCATCTGGTGGTTCTACTGGTGTACTTCTTGGTAGTAGTAGACACGATAGTTCTCCAGAAGTAGACCCACAATCAGGTGAACTATTGTATATTGATAACCGAAGTGCAATTACAAGAGCAAGTGGTCAAACCGAAGATTTAAAAATTGTAATACAAGTATAGGAATAAAAAATGTCAACAACTTTTAATAAGTCAACTTTTGAAACAACATATAAAGACGACTTTGACAGTGCAGATAATTTTCATAGAATATTATTTAACTCGGGTCGTGCGTTGCAAGCAAGAGAACTTACGCAAATGCAAACTATCATTCAAGAAGAGATTGCAAGGTTTGGTAGAAATATATTTAAAGAAGGTGCGGCTGTAAACCCAGGCGGGCCTAGTGTTGACAGACATGCAGAATTTGTAAAATTAGATACGAGTGTAAATACTTTACCAACCGATACTTCTACTTTACTTGGATTAGAATTTACGGGTGCAACTTCAAGTATTAAAGCAAGAGTTATTAGAGTAGAAACCGCAAGTGGTTCTGACCCCGCAACTTTATATGTACAATATACTGATACAAATACAAGTGGATTAGCAGGTTCTGCACCAGTTAGATTTACTGCGGGTGAAACTATAAACTCTGGTGGAACTGCACTATCAGTTCAAACAACAAATACTGTTGCAAACCCAGCAACTGGTCAAGGTACAATACTTCATGTGTCTGGGGGAGACTTCTTTGTAAGAGGACACTTTGTGTTTGCACCACAACAATCTTTAGTTATTTCAAAATATACTACAACTGGAACTGCAACTGTTGGATTTACTATTGCAGAAGATATTGTCACGTCAGGAGACGATACATCACTTTTTGATAATCAGGGTGCAACTCCAAATACTGCATCGCCTGGTGCAGACCGATACAGAATTAGATTAACTCTTGTTAACAAAACAAGTGTCACTGCAAGTGATAACTTCGTATACTTTTGTGATATAGTAGACGGAGAAATAGAAGAAGTTGTCACTGGTACAGAAGATTACAATAAAATTAATGATGTCCTTGCACTTAGAACAAAAGAAGAGTCAGGTAATTATGTTGTCCGTCCATTTAGAGTGACTTTTGAAGATGACTCTGCAAATGGTAGTACATCTAATCTAATTGCAAACATATCTGCGGGAACAGTATATCTAAACGGTTATCGTGTAAATAAAGAAAGACCAAGTAAATTAACTATTTCAAAACCCAGAACTACAGTCACAAATAACAACGAAGCGATTGGTGTGGACTATGGTTCATATCTTGTATTCGCAGCTGACGGTGGTTCAACTGTAGGGCCTGCAGCTGCACTTGGAAATTTTGAATTAGTTAATTTAATGGAAAGTAGTGCAGTCATTGGTACTGCAAGGGTTAAATCAATTCAAGTAGTAAACAACGAAGTTCGTCTTTACTTAATGGATATTCAATTAAGAGGTCGAGCTGCTACTAATGACCAAATAACAGATATCTCTGCAGTGCAAAGACATGGAGATTTCGATACTGCACCACATTCATTTGCAGTTAAAACTACGGGTAGTTCTGCATTTTTACCAAGTACTGCATTGTTTAGAGATATAGGAAATAATGACTTACTATTCCCAACTCAAAGACCAAGACCAAAAAGTATTTCAGATGTTTCATTCCAAGTATTAAGACAGATTGATGACTCTGCAAATGCTCCTTCTGCGGGTACACACCCGTCAATTAGTTTATCTTTATCTGCAACTGGAGAAACATTTACAGATGTAGGTAATTGGATTATTACGAGTGCGGTCACTGGAGAAAGGGTGACTAACTTTAGTGTTAGTGGAACGGGAACACAAAGTGCAACTATTAGTACTACTACTAATCATGCTAATGGTGGTTTAGACTCTGGTGCAAAACATAACATCTTTGCAAGAATAAACAAAGGAAATGCAACTCGAAGAACAAAAACCTTGACAGAAACTACAATTACTGGTACAATAGACTCAGACGGAGAGAACCTAAGATTTGTTAAGATACCATATGCAGATATCTATGAAGTAATATCAATCAAACAAACTGACTCGGACGGTGCAGATTTATCTCACAACTTTACTTTAGATAATGGACAAAGAAAAGATTTCTATCAACATGGTAGATTAGTAGTTAAAAGAGACACCACTCCACCAAGTGGAACTATCTTTAGTAGATTAAAATACTTTGCTCATGGTGCAAGTGGAGACTTCTTCTCTGTAAACTCGTATGACGGTACTGTAGATTACGAAGACATACCAGACTTCCAGATTAGTGGAAGAAAGAGTGTTAACCTTCGTGAAGTAATTGACTTAAGGTCAATAAGAGACAGTGACGGTGTTGGTATCAGACATCAATACTTAGTACAAGACTCCAACGGTTCTGACTCAGACGGTTATGCAAACCCGATTACTGGAAACACTGGGGTTGCAAGTTCATATACTAAAAAGGTTGAAATACCAGTTGCGGGTCAAACTATTACTGCAGATATAGAATACTACTTACCAAGAGCAGATAAGATTGTAGTTAACAATGAAGCAGAATTTAGTGTAGTGTCTGGTAAAGACGGATTTGCATTACAACAACCACCTACACCAGAAAACAATTTATTATTATTTAATTTAGCAATAAACGGTTATGGTCTGAATGACTCAGACTTGACTTTAGGTGTATCTCAATATAAAAGATTTAGAATGCAAGATATTGCAAGAATTGAAAGAAGACTTGATAACCTTGCAGAAACTACTGCATTATCACTTCTAGAACAATCTGCAGACGCAAGATTAATCTTAGACTCAAATGGTGTATCTAGAAGTAAACTAGGTATACTTGCAGACAACTTTAAAAACAGATTGTTATCAGACCACGAAGACCCAATGTATCGTGCGTCAATAAATCCAACAACAAATACTTTACACCCAGCGTTTTCAAATAATCAAGTACCTTTGATTTACGACTCTGCAAAATCAACAAACACAATTATTAAGGGTGATAACATTTATCTTCACTATACAGAAGACTCTGCAATATCACAAAGAATGATATCAGGTGTTGAGAATGTAAACCCATTTGCAGTTGTAAGTGGGGAAGGACATTTAACTTTATCACCAACAAGTGATAACTGGGTCGATACAGAAACTAGAACTGTACCCGCAGTACCACAAGCAAGAAATGCATTTCCAGAACCAGTTCAAATAGGGATACCAACATTTGGTAATACTTTAGGTTTGATGCCTCCAACTTTTGCACCCGCATTAAATCTTGGTGCATTGTGGAACTGGGAAGGAATAGATTTAAGTGGTGCAATTCCTAACTTTGGAAATAACTTCTCACAAGATGCTGGTGGAATGGGTAGTCAAGGAGTTGGTGGTGTTTCTGGAATTGGTGCTGGTGCGGGTGTTTCATTTGTTGACAACTTTAGTCTTAATGTTGGAACTGGAGAAGCAGGTGCGGGTGAAAACTTTGGTGGAGACTTTGGAGTAAGAGTTGTAAGTAATAGTACCATAAACGAAGTAGTGGGAGATAGAGAAGTATCTTTGACTGCTATTCCATTTATGAGACCAAGACTTATATTCTTCCGTGCAGAAGGTTTAAGAGGAAACACTCGATACTTCCCATTCTTTGACGGAGTTAAAGTAGATGACTATGTAAATACTACGGTTAGTTTTACAAATGTTGCGGGACAAACTTATGTTGGAAACCAATATAGAGGTACAACAATACACCCAAGTGGAAGTACAACTATTGTCACAGACGCAAATGGTAAAGTAGACGGTTCGTTCTTATTACCAAACAATGACTCATTAAGATTTAGAAGTGGAGATAGAGAATTTAAATTATTAGATATTTCGATAGATGACCAATCATCTGCAACTTCTCGTGCAAGTGCAATCTTTACAAGTAGAGGTACTTTAGAAACTACAACAGTCACACTTAGACCACCAGAACCAGTACCACAAGTTAATGTGAACTGGTTAGACCCACTTGCACAAACCTTTAGGGTTTCTGCACCAAGTGGTATGTTTGTGACTAAGATACAAACTTACTTTAAAGCAAAAGATGCAACTGTACCAGTAAGACTTGAATTACGTCCAGTAGTAAATGGTGCTCCTAGTTCAGATGATATCATTCCAGGCTCAGTAGTAGTTTTACCACCAAGTGCGGTACAAACTGCAGTAAGTCAGACACAAGCATCTGCATTGTCTAGTCCTACGACATTTACTTTTGATGAACCAATATTCTTAGAGTATGATGAAGAATATGCAATCGTATTATTATCTGATTGTAATTCATATGAAGCATATGTTGGAGAAACTTATGCATTCCAACTTGGTTCTACTGAGAAAAGAATTGACAGACAACCAAGTTTAGGTTCATTGTTTAAATCACAAAATGGAACAACTTGGACACCAGACCAAACTAAAGACCTTGCATTTGATTTATTCAAAGCACAGTTTACCACTGCGGGTGGAACGGTAGTATTTGAGAACGCAGTAGTTCCAGATATGTTATTATCAAATAATCCGATATCAACTGACTCGGGTAGTAGAACTATTTCAGTTCTTGCACCAGACCATGGCTTTATCGTAGGAGACACAGTAAGTATTACTGGGTTTGACTCTGCGGGTACGGGTCTTTTAAATGGTATAGACTCTGCGGGTAGAGTAAATGACTTTACACATACGATTACTGCGGTAGACGGATTTGGTTATCAAGTAGTACTTAGTGACTCTGCAACTGCAACTGGTTTTGTCGGTGGTGCAAGAGTTAAGTCTTCAAGACAAATACTCTTTGATACCGTAATACCACAGTTTGATACTTTAGTTCCACAAGATACTAATATCACAGTAGATGCGAAGTTTACTACTGGTAGGTCACTTGCGGGTGCAGAAACTAGAGGTACAAAAGATACTGCATTCTCTGGAAACCTTGCGATAAAAGAAGCAAATAATTTCTCTGCACCAAGAATAATTGGAACTACTGCATTTGAAACTGCAAACATAGGGTCAGGAGAAAAATCAGTCACAATTCAAACTGCGTTCTCTACAACTCGTGCAGATGTATCACCAGTAATTGATTTACAAAGAACTGGTATGATTACTATATCAAACAGAATAGATAATCAAGTAGCATCGGGTGCGACTGCGGGAACAAGTAATACTCCTATAACATATGTCGGAGAAGATAGTGACGGTTCAAGTTTAAGTAAACACATTACTAAAGTAGTTAATCTTATTGAACCCGCACTAGGATTAAGTGTAATAGTAAATGCAAGAAAACCTAGTTCTGCTGATTTCCAAGTTTGGACTAGAGTTGCGGACGGTAATGAAAATATATTTGAAAAGCCTTGGAAACTTGGAACTCAAATAAATACTGTTTCTAGTAATGAATTAACTTTCCAAGATTATGAATTTGTCCGTGAGTTTGTTGCGGGTGGTAATGCATTTAGTTTTGTGTCTTATCAAGTTAAGATAGTAATGACATCTACTAATTCATCAACACCACCATTATTTAGGGACTTGCGTGTTATCGCAACTGCATAGTTATGAGTTATATAAAAGTAGAAGGTAGACCTAATTTAGTAAGAGACACGGAAAGTGGTGCGATACTAAATACTAATAAGACTGCAGTAGAAAACTACTATAAGATAAGAGAGAAACATGAGAACAAAGATAAACAAATTGCACAAATGCAATCTGATATCGATGAATTAAAACAACTAGTAAAACAATTGGTAGAAAAAGAAAATGGCTAATAAACATACTGTCACAGCAATAACAGATAATTTAAGTCAGTTAATTACTAATCTGAACCAAACAGCAAAAGATGCTGGTGGTACGGATAGGTTGACAACTACTCAAGACTCTGATTTAGTAGGTGCAATAAACGAACTAGATGCAGAAATAGGTTCTGTCACTCTAACTACAACTGCACAAACACTTACGGGTGCAATCCAAGAAATATTTCAAGGTGGGTTTGAAGAATTAGATTTAACTTTAGACTCAGTAAAAACTTCAACTGGACTTGCACTAGGTGGATTTACTGACTCAGAAAGAAGTAGTTTAGGTAAAGCACTTAACGCATTGTCAAGAGATATACAGATACTTGACTCTGATATGGTTGGTTTACTCGGAAGGGACTCTGGAGATAGTGGAAGAGCAATAAACCTTTTGACAACTACTGCAAAAACTATTGTTGGTAGTGTAAACGAACTAGATGCAGAAATAGGAACTTTAAGTGGTCTAACCACTGGAAATAAATCAACTGTAGTTGCGTCTATCAATGAACTAGACTCTGATATAGGTGCATTAACAAGTCTTAGTTCAGAAGTTCGAGACTCTAACATTGCAGCTACTATTAATGCATTAAATACAAAAGTAAATAATAGAAATCGATTTGTAGAATTTTTTACTGATAGTGCAGCTGGTGGAGATAGTGCGGGAAGTAGAATAGTTGCGGATAGTGCTAATGATTTTGTAAAATTCAGTGGTGGAACTAATCTAGAAGTAGTAGTCGCAGACTCAGATAATGCAAGAACAATTACAATAAATCACACTAGTGTTGGTGCGAGTTCTGTAGATAACTCTGGTAATACTGTTATTCAAGACTTAACGATTGATGCAAACGGTCACGTCACGGGAACTGCATCTACTACTATAACTCCAGCGAATAACGCACAACACATAATGGGAGCACAAGGTGGTCTGTTAGTTAATACGCCAGGGGGAGTTAACTTTACTGCAAACGCATCTACTAACATAACTACAAACTATTCACTTGACTCTGATTTAAGAGGTAATGTGAAGTTTGCGGGTCAGAATACAGAATACGTTCACTTCTCTGACTCTAACGGTGGTCAGATAAACTTCCATAATAGTGGTACTCGAAGATTTGTCATGGAAGATGACGGAGACTTCCACGCAGCTAATGATATCATTGCATTCTCAACTACACCTTCTGACATGAGATTAAAGAGTGATATCGAACCAATTACTGACGCACTCGCAAAAGTAAATGCACTAACTGGTTATACTTTTACTTATGACCATGCGGGTAGAAAGTCTGCGGGATTACTTGCACAAGAAGTAGAACAAGTTTTACCTTCTGCAGTAAGTAATAAAAGATTACCATTAGGTGCAAACAATAATGAAGAATATAAAACACTACAGTATGACCAAACCATTGCATTACTAGTAGAGTCTGTTAAGGAGTTGAAGTCAGAAATAGATATTCTTAAGAGGGACAAGTAATGTCTCAAGCTTTCACCAGTATTCTTCAATTTATTGGAAGAGCTTTTTCCACAATAAGACCCGCAGAAAGAAATGCAATGACCAATAGAGCAGATAATGGTGTTGCAAATAATGCTCAAAACAATGTTAGTTTTATAGATTTAAGAGACGAAGCACAAATAGTGAATAGAGTTCCGAAGAAGTATGGTTTCTCTGACACTTTACAAAGGTTTATCGAATTATTTTCAGAAGATAATCCAGATGCTGATATTGCACAAGATAAATTTAATATAAGCAGTACTAATCCAAATGGTGTGAATTACAATATGAATACGTCTGAGTTTCGTGATATGGTTGGAAGGTCAGACGGTGCTGCAAACCAAAGTATGAGTGGTTTCATTGGTGCAAAAAACGCTTTCTCCGAAGGAGAAAACATACCTTTACCAGTAAAGTCAGGTGGGTTTTTTACTATGTTTAATTACACTCCACCTTTACGTGACATTACTGAAAAACCTTTAACTATTGGATATGCAAATCCTGCTGTCACTGCAAAAGCACAGACTTACTATAATGATGAATATATTGGGAGTGGAACTACTTCGGAAACTGTAGGATTTGATTTTAAGTTTGTAAATGAAAGTGGTGGATTAAGATGTTTCATTAGACAGAATAATGGGCCCAGTTCTTCTAATTTAGTTAATCGTACTCAACTTTTGGGGGGTGTTAATGATTATAAATTTACAAAAGATAGATATTCATACGTGACTAATTATACCGAAAGTGGTCAATGGTCTAATGATGAAAGAAAAGTACAAACAACTTCTGGAACTTATCTACCATTTTACTTCTTACCAAATTTAACAAATGGTGTAGATACTTTAAGACTTAAATCCTTAACAAATGTAGGTACTAAAAATTATCAAGTAGGTAGTCATAATCCAAGTATTACACGAGGTGAACAAGTTAGTACTCGTATACTTGGGACAAATTCACCTACTGCTTTGAGTATACCAACACCAAGTTCTTCAAACAATGCGAGTGGTGTGACTTTTATTGGTATGGATACGCAACAAACTGGTATGGGACTTGGAGATAGTTTTGGATTTACACAAAAAATGACTGCGAGTACTAGTGGTAAAAAAGGTATAAGTCACAGAAGAGTTTTTAGAATGCAATTACAAGCAAGTAAAAGTAATGTAAGTAGAGGACAAGAAAGAACTATTTTAAGCTTTCTTTTTGCTCTTGAAACTACTATTAACATTTATGACGTAGGTGCTCCAGTGTCTACAATCAGTTTCAGTTGGGATTTCTCAGGTATTTCCTTCGATGCTTTTGGTTGGGCAAAATCATTAGAAGCTGCTTTTGCGGGTTATGGTGGTGGTTATGCTGGATACTCCGACTCTCGTTTAAAAGATAACATTAGATTTATTCATAGACCAAATGGACATAATGTTTATACATGGGATTGGAATAAGTTAGCAAAATCAATTGGTGCGGATAAACAGCCTAACTATGGAGTTATCGCAGATGAAATAGTTAGTACTAATCCAGAAGCATTAGAGAAAGATGAAAACGGTTTTTGGAAAGTAAACTATTTCAAACTTAGACAAAACAAGAAAGAATAATTATAAATAGTATATCATGGCAACTCCACTTAAACTCGAAGGTACAAACGGT